TGTTGATACCGCAGGAATAATTCTACTTAAATCTTTTTCCTGTACGAGAACACCTGGTGATACTTGAAATGCCATAGGTTTATTCTCCTCTTAATTAGCTAATTTTCATTTTAATTTTTTCAAAATCCATAAGTTTTCTTATGACCATAGTCAAACTTTTCATTATTGATATTTATAATAACCTAAAATTGTAGTTTATTGACCTTTTCTAGTGGCAGGGAACCAACGGGTACCATACTCATCTACAGTTTCTTCATTCATAGGGTCACTATTGATACCATCATCTACAAACCCAAACGGTGCCATATCTTGTTCAATTAGATTTTGTTGTTCCATATACATTTGATTTCGTATATTTGAATCAGATAATTCTTTAAAATAGGGTTGATTTGAGAGCCACCCAAATATGACTAAACACATAACCAAGTCATCATTTGTACCCTCTTCAGCCATCCAACTATTCCCTCTACGTGAAAAAGTTGATATTTCTTCTATTATACTAAAGTCATTGACTTTTAGTTTATCACCCTCCATAAGCGTCTTAAAATTCGCACAGCCCACCTTCTTTATTTGTTTTGTCATACGCACACCAAGTGATGTTCCTCTACCTGAGAACATCGCTCCTAATATTTGACCCGCTCTACCTCTTTGAGTTGTCATTAAGATATTAGGATATTCTAACTCATAATGCATCGCTTCGGCGATTGATTGACCTAAATCATTGACTTCAATTAATGTGTGTGCTTCATTATATGCCTTTGCTGTTTGACTAATAATGTTTGGAAAGACAAAAGGTTTAACTTCATTGTTCTTATATGTACATACAACTTCGTATGGAATTTTTTTACTTTCATCTTTTGTGACATCTATTATAATAAACGCTGAGTAATCTCTGTTTGTACCTCTCGCCACATCAACACAACAAACATACATACGACCACTTTCTGGTTTCTTAAACATCTTCAATCCATTTTTAGATTGTAATGGATCAAAGTATGGTGTGTTTTTAATTTTTGCTGGTGAGATGAGTGTATCAACAGAACCTAAGAACTCACACTCAAACTCTTGCTGAAATTGTTCCTCACTTGTATTACGAATGGTCATCTCTTTCCATTTTTCATCTCTACCAGGAACTTCTGACCAATGTACTTCTATAGGTATATAATCATTTCTTTTATTGATTGCATCAATCCATAATTTGTAATATTGATTCATACCGTGTGGTGTTGATACTATAATCATCTTTGTTCTTTTACCAGATGAGATCGTAGGATAAACTGAACTAAAAAACATCTCTGCGATATTCGCTGGTACGAAAGCAAACTCATCAAGGAAAATTATATTAAATGAACCACCTCGAATAGCAGAACTTGAAGTTGCAGCTGCTACAATCGTTGATTTGTTTTCTAACTCAATGTTACCTTTGTTCCAATTAATAATACCTTGTTGCATCCACTTTGGTAAATTTTCATATGCAAGTTGAAGTCTTCCTAATATATCTCTCGCAGTAGAACTTTTGTTCGCCAGTATAGCGATGTTTGAATTTGGATTAAATAAAGCGTAATGTAAAAGATAAGAAATTGTTGTTGTTGATTTACCTGATTGTCTAGGTAGTTTACAAATGGTAAATCTGTTATCGTGTATTGTTTGTACGATATTTTTTTGAAAGTCATACATATTAAAAGGAACCAAACCTTCATCAAGTGATACAATTCGCACATAGCTTGTCATAAAGTAAATTGGATCATTCGCACACTTTTGATATTCTTTTATTTGTTCTTCAGTAAACTCAACAGGTGTGTTTACTTTTTTTAGGTTAGGATTTCCTAAGTATGCTTCATTACTCATTTACAATTGCCTCTATATGTGTATACCCAAGTCTTTTTGCTTGTGTAACTCTTTGATTACCTTTCTCTACACTATATAGTTTTTCTTTATAGTGTTTACCGCCGGCACCATATCGTTGTGTAGGATTAATCTTATGTTTAAATACTTCAATTGGGTTATTCATCATATCTTTTATATCTTCTACACCATCAGTTAATTTAGAATTATAATTTTCGTAATAAAGATTATAAGTTAAATCACTTATCTTTAGTGTCGTCTTTTTTGGGTGTGATGTCTTTGACTTTAGTATCTTCATCTTTCTTCAACATCTTTTGTAACTCTGCTGTAGAGCCAACAAAAAGAGCATTCTTTATATTTTGATTTGCTGTTTTAGGAACTTCTTTTAAGTCTTTAAGTTTTTTTTGTAAGTCTTGTAACTTGTCAACAGTTTGTCCTACTTGTCCTATCAATTGACCAGCAACTTCGTAAGCTCTAGGGTGTTGTCCTTCTCTCGCAATATCCAGTATACCTTCAATCGCTTCTTGGCCTCGTTCAATTAGATTGTAGTAATTTTCTCTGCTGTATTTGTAGTCGTTATCTACATCAGCCTTCTCGTTATCTTCTCTACGTGGAACTACAGGTTTAAAGTCTTGTTTGACTATTTCTTTTTTAGGCTCAGGTTCATTAATACCTAATATTTCATTTACCTTATCTTCTAATTTTGACATAATATAATACTATTTATTCGTCACTATCAGTCGTTGTGCTGTAACTCTTTCCGTCTGTATGTGATGTAATTGTTGTAGTAAAACCAAAATCATCATCAGCGTCTGCGCTAGTTGGATTAGGAACTACTATAATTCTTTCTTCTCTTGCTTTGTTTGTTGTATCTGTGTCTGAATATAAATCAGTTTGTACTTCTTTAATAACCTTGGAAGTATTTGCTGGACCAAATAGATAAGTCTTCGCAGTAAAACCTAAAGTATATACTACGGCTCTTCTTTGTGAAAAATCACCACTATAACTATCTTCATATTGAACACTATTTAAAACTATTGGTACATCTCTTTTTATATTTAATTCAGGTATGGCATTTACAGTCACTGTATAATCAGGTTGAAAGAACGGTAATATTTGTTCAATAATTTGTAGTCCACCTTCTGCTGTTGCTGTAAATGAATATAGATTGTAAGATATATTATAAGGGACTGGTGTGTAATTATAATTTAATACTTTTCCGTCTGCACCTGTTTTAACAGTTTTGTATTTTTGTATTCTTGTTAACTTACGAGTACCATCATATGTAATACCAGTAATCTCAAAACCCATACGAGGTAAAGTAATAGAAAATTCTCTTTCATCTAAAGAGGGTTGTTGATCTAATCTAGTTAAAAATTTTTCTTTTGGAGCATATGCTAATGGAACTCTAATTGTTTGTACAACATTATCACTAGAGTCTTTTCTTTTAATTTGTATGTTGTTAAAGATTTGACCAAATGCGATGGTCATTCTTCTCATACTTTCGTTATAAAAATATCTTCCAAACATCTAAAAATCTATATCTCCAAATGGGTTACGTTCTGTGAAATCTATTATATCGTCTGCAGTTGACGCTGTATCAAAACCTGCTTCTGTATCTAAATCTAAATTATCAGCATATAATGATTGAGTTTGTATATTATAAGTTTCTAATAACATATAATTACTTTCACCATCTGCTGCATCGTTCTCTAATAATAAAGCGCCGTCTTCGTTTTCTAAACTAACTTGATGTGCTAATTGGTCTAATGTATATGTATCTTCTGCCGCATCAATATCAGTAACACCTGTATCTAATCTTTCTGATGAGTATTCCCAACGAGTACAAACTAATTTGTAAACTGGTAAATTACTTAATTGAAAAAATGGCTCTTGATCTTGTACAAATTTAATCTCAAAAAAACTATTCATTAAAGGCATATAAAGTATATCGCCTTCATTAGGTCTTCCTTCTTTTATTAAAGCAGTATTACTATCTACAACTTCATCAAATCTTCTTTTAGCAACCATAAAGGTTGTATCTTCTCTAATTTCTAAACCAAATTTGTTTATAATTTCTTGTTCACCAGCAAAACCTTCTGTGGTTTCCATATACATTTCAACCATATGTGCTGTATTAAATTTAGATAAAGAATCTTCACCTAATATAATATCTCTATTGATTAATGTTCTTGGAAGATAGTAAATATCTTGTCCGTAGATTTTCAAACCCTCTATGATTATATCTTCATAAAGTCTTTGTTCTTCGGAACTTCCTATGCCCTTACCTTGTTGAAAATAGTGGTTGACGGCCATAGCATTATCCTATCATCATTGCTGGATTTAATTCGTAACTTGATCTTATTTCTTGTTCTAGTTTTTCTACTGCAGCCACATCTAACTGATAACCACGTCTAGCCAGTACATCGGCGAGCTGTTGGGGCTCATTTCTTAATAATTTTGGATCTAACATTTTACCTTCCTGATTTTGCTGACCAACTGACAATATGATCAGCTTTAACCAATTTTTGTAACTTTTCGAGGATCGCTTCTATTCGATCTGGCACATCAAAAAACTCAATAACTATTGGCAATTCAGAGGATAAATCTAACAAAGAGGCAGTATGTTTCTTACCATCGGCACCTACACCGGCGATACCTCTAAAGACCGTGTAACCTCTGACGTTGCCTTCCGTTTGAAGCCATTTTTCTACCTTATTCAAATCGCTGCGTCCTTCGACCAAGTAAACGCGGACCATGGTAATATCTACCATGTTCATATTTGTCTCCCCAAACTAATTCCTAACCATGTTGCAGTAATACACAATACGACACTAGCCAAAATATTTACTAATGCTTTAAATGGTGCTCCTGCGTCAAATAAAGCTAATGTCTCAAAAGAAAACGTGGAGAATGTAGTAAAGGCCCCAAGTAATCCGATTAATACACCAGACCGCCACTCATCAGACACTGCCATTCTTTCGACCAGCACTACAAAAAAGAAGCCCATTAGCAGTGATCCCAGTAAGTTAACAACCAACGTACCATATGGAAATTCTCTCCCCAATAGACGATATACACCATTGGACATTCCAAATCGAAATATCGCACCAATCGCTCCACCACCTGCAATAGCTAATAATTGCTGCACTAAGTTGTCTCGGCTATCATGAAAGTTGCTAGTTTACCTTATTCCGCTCTTTTACTGATCTATTATGCCTACAATAAAAAAGGCGAGATGTTCTCGCCTTTTCTGATTGAGACTCTAACTCTAGATTGTGTCAGCTAAACAGCAAGCTCTCCACTAGCATAACGATCGACCATTTGAATCAATGGGATCGGAATAATTTTACTCGCATGACCTGCACTACCAAATGCTTCATACCGAGCCTGACAAATAGCTTGCATAGCTGCTGTTGAAGCTTTTAGAAAAACACGCGGGTCAAAGTTAGCCGCATTTTTTTCGTTAGCGAGAAACTCTCTTATCGATCCTGTTGAAGCCATTCGTAAATCGGTGTCGATATTCACTTTACGAACACCATATTGAATACCATCAACAATTTCATCAACTGGAACACCATATGTTTGAGCAATATCACCGCCGTAATTATTAATAATTTTTAACCAATCTTGCGGTACCGAACTTGAGCCATGCATCACAAAATGGGTATTAGGCATACGTTTTTGCAATGTCTTTAAATGACTAATAGCTAGCACTTCACCTGTTGGTGGCTGGGTGAATTTGTATGCTCCATGGCTAGTACCAATAGCAACTGCTAAGGCATCAACCCTAGTTAGCTCAACAAAATCAGCAGCTTCATCTGGATCCGTTAACAACTGGCTTAGATCCAATTTTTCATCTGAACCATGGCCATCTTCCTCACCCATCATCCCTGTTTCTAGTGATCCTAAACACCCTATTTCACCTTCGACTGACACGCCACAAGCATGCGCCATTCTACTTA